ACTTTGACTTTTTTGACTCAAAAAAGAGAATACATTGTACCAAAGTTCATTTGGGATATTCATTTTGTGGTATAAAAAAATAAATTATTCAGTTTTTACTTTGTTTCAGACTTTTCAAAAACGGAATTTATCTCTTCAGCAGCTTTTTGGTATTGTTCTTCTAATTCTTCCATTTTTGTTTTTCCATTCTGTGGAGGTGGGGGTGCTAACATATCAATTTCAATCATGTCAGGATCCGGTTCTTCAGGATTTTCCTTCCAATCATCAATTTCTGTAAGAGGAACATCAACACTTCGCTTACCATCCCAAGGATCCTTGGGATTCTCTGCATCGCCAAATTCTCCAGACACAATAGCCTTTTCATTTTGTGCCTTAATCTCTTCTGCGCGTTTTGTCCCTTGTCGATACAAAAGATCCTTACGAAGTCCAAATGCCCTCTCAGCCTTTTCACGTTCCTCTTGATAACCACGAATAAGATCATTCATTTTATCGTTAGCACTATCATAATGCTCAGTTGTAAATTTGCTTGGGTTGAAAGGCATCCAACTTCCCATATCACCAACAAATACAGGGAATCCATCTATTTCTGAAATTTCTTTAGCATGGTCATGTGCCTTTTTACTACTCTTAAATGCTCCACGTACCTTGAATGCATAATCAACACGAACATCAGGACCAAAGTGTTCCTTAAGACGATTTTTCAATAAGACTTTATGTTCTTTTTTGTATTCACCATAATGATCCATAAATTCCATGAAAGTTTCTTCTAAAAATCTCTTCTTTTCGATGTTATCGACTTCAGAATCACCTGTAACAGGTGGTTGTTTTTGTAAAAGTTCAATAAGTTCTTCACGCTTAACTGATTCAGCGATAAAATATGCAAAACACAATGTTTCTGCTTCTTCTAAAACAGTACGTTTTGGTGGACAAAAAGAGACACAGAAATGCTTTTGTTTTCTAATTTCTGGATCAACTGTTAGGTAATCTTTCTTTATCGATTTCTCTTTATTCTTAAATTCTTCTTCAATACGTTTTTTGACAATCTTGTCAATCTCCTTAGAATAAACTTCTGACATTTTATATTATATATTATTTGATTAATAAGGTTGTTAACGCACGCAAAAAAAAATTAGAAATAAATTAGATACTCGGAATAAATTCATATCCAGTAATATTACAAATATTGTACCAAATTTGGTCCATATTTTGCAATTTTTGTTTGGATTTAAGAAGTGGAAAATGTTCCAGAAGTTCATCACATGTTCCTATGAGTTCTACACATTTATGCAAAACGTAATTATAACTCGGGAAATTCTTGCGATTTTCTGGACAACATTTCTTAAAAGCAATCTGAATCTGTTTAAACATTTTTTCTAATCGGGCTTCAATATGTGGAGGAATTGTTGGTGGACCTTGACCACCGAGTTTAGTTAGAATAAAAGGAATATGCTCATAATATTTGTTCAATCCGAGTTCCCGAAGAATTTCCTTCATCTTCTTATTATTAATTTTATGCATATTGTTAGAATAAATACCCTCTTCATTTAATTTTTCAATAATCCTATTGAAAATAGCATTAGAAATATCGGTACGCTCTTTGCCCTGACATTGTTCCATACATTCCCTAAAATGAGTAATCTTTTTGTAACTGAAATAATTGGATTCCTGAGGAACCATACCATCAGAATAACTTTGTTTGTTGTCTTCGATAATAGTATGATCAGTAAGCCCACAATTGGTACAAACAATTATTCCTTCCAAAGAATTTAGTTCTCGCTCTTTTTGACAATTATGACACCAATAAATTGTATCATGTTTTTTGGCTTTTGGAGTATAACTGGGATCCAATTTTTTAAGATACTGTTCATATATTTCAGCGCGATCTTCATGTCCACCTTCTGGGCAATAATAATCATAAAGATGTTCCATTGCATCAAGATAATAATCAGTCTCTTCATTATTCGATTTTAGTGAATCAATTTCCTTCGTTAATTCACTAATTTGTGTTTCAAGACTAAATAACTCAATACGCTCCTTTTCGGTTTGTTCGATTAAAGATTTCTTTTGCAATTTCGCTTTCCGAGAGATATATGTAGCAAGTTTCTTTTCCAAAATAGGTAATTGTTCCTGATATGTCTTGTAAAAAGTAGCTATCTCTTTATGCTTGGCACCAAGTGTAAGGTTCCCTAAATCATGTTTAGCATTGATTTTTATACCTTTTTTATGCACCATATATATACTGTACATTTTGTGTTAGTCTTTAAAGTCACACAAAAAAATAAATGTAATTACTTAAGAACAAATAAATCCTGGGTACAATACACGATAAGTGTGATAACCTACTGCACCAACGCCAAGAATACCGACACCAATAAGCATCCGTTTCATACCTTCTGAAGGAGGGGAATCAGGATTTTGAACAACAAGATTGTATCCAACATAAGCGAGTATTAGTCCAAGAATAACGTGGAAAACACGAATTAAAAGTATGCAATCCATTTATATAATAGAACAAATATTTATAAGAAAAGTCGTGCAAACCAGGCAAGACCAAGACCACCAAGTATAAGAACCCACATTGTTTTAGGTGATGGTTTGGGTACAAATTTGACATCAAGGAAATAAGCAGTTCCCCAACTAATTCCAATAATAATTCCTAAAATACCAACAATAAGAAGTATTAATGCTACACCAGTAAATATACCAGCCATATTGTATATTATAATCTATGAATTTTTTTATGTATTTGCGGGGAAGATGATTGTTTAAGTATGCTGTCAAAATTGGTTTACGTTTAACTAAGAATCCAGAAATAATAATAAATGTTGCAATACATTCTTCAACACATGTTTAAACTTAATGAATTTTATTTATTTTATTGAATGAATAAAAAAATTATCCATAAATCCACGTTTTTGCTTTCAAAGATCCACTAACAATTCCAACAATTAATTTCTGCAAGATGACAAAGTTGTTAATACCTGATCTCGCAGAAAAACTGAGGACTGCACAAAGTTGTGGGATATCTTCAAGGAATAACAGGACACCATGTCTTCCACTACTATAATTAGCACATGATCCTCTTCTGGCTTGATGATCTTCTTCAGTAATTTCTTGATTAATAATGTATTTTCTGTGGATATTAAGACTAAACCAGCAACTCCATGTCCAATAATACATGATACAGTTTTTATTACAGTCTTTTCTAATTCTGTGTACTTTTTGGTAATTACACGGGTTTACCATTTCAAAACATGGCGCAACAGTTTCGAGACCAACAATGAGTGCAGATGTAATTAATGCAAACATGGCAACATAACTTTCCCAAATTGTAATTCCATTTGCAGTGTTAAACTTATCAATTTCAAAGATGAATAATAAGTCAGTAAAAATGTCATAAAATTCTGAAGCAGGTTCTACAAATAATAGAACGAAGTGCCAGAGTCTTGTGTACCAAGGATAACCTTGAAAAGTCTTTTGTCCTTCGGGATCTGGATAGAGCATTTGTGTGTGTCATAATTGTAGATATTTTCATTTTTTTATCAATTACCATGACTAATTGCTTCATCCCATAACCAAAGTCCAATACCAATATTTGGAACTGTTCCAAATATAATTAATAATATTCCAAATAGTATATTAATTCCACCTTTAATAAATAGAATTCCAGCAACTATAAGTGATAAAAGACTAATAATAAATATATTAAATCCGTAAAGTTTTAATCCCCCACCATTGGAGAGTTTCACTAATACCCATTGTTTGTATACATTCTCTTGATATTTTTTTGTAAAAAAATTAAAACCATGTTAATGATGGATTACTGTTTGTTATTACATTGGATTTAAATAAAGTGCGATAAATAATACATGTCAAATACAACAAATTCACTTCCTCCACGTCTAGGAACAAGAATAGAATCAAATCCTTGTTTATTTAAAATTCTTTGATTATAATTATTATAATTGTCACCAACATTTAATAGTTTACCTAATTCTACTTCACATTGTAAAATAGCACCATGATGTTGAGCTTTGTGAAATGTATTACTTATATTATCTGCAAAATATATAGCACCTCCAACAATTCCATTTGTTCCTAATTTCATACCATTCTTAATAATTTTTTCTACAGAATCTTTCGATGTTTGATGATAAAGAGTTGTCATTTTTTATATGCTATAAATAATAATCAATTTTATTATGCCTTGTTTAGTGCCTTTTGACACAGTTTGTCAAGAATGTGGGGTGAGATACAGAACTAAGGTATATTGTAAATGGACAAATCTTAGTCAAGCATTTGCACCAGGAAGACAGATTTTGTGTATTGGCGATAATTTTGAATGTAGAACCGATGTTCATTGTTTGTTTGATATTGGTCCACTAAAACAAGGAACTTGTCTAACAATGAGCTTGTATAAAGAGAATCAAAAATTAATTGTTGAGTTGTTTCGCTTTGATGAGAATGTTGTTTATTCTTTTGAACGAGCGTGTCCTGGTGAAGAATTTGTGTATAAAGGTGTAGAAAATGTAGATGTATAAAATTGAAATGGTTCGACAATTATTTCTTAAAAATGACTGATAAGTCACCAAATTATTATATCGAAATTCTAAATAAGTTAAATAATTATACATATATTTCTGTTGCTTTATCGTTGCTTGAAGAAATAGATGATGATTTTACAAAGAGATGTATTAGTTATTATATTAGATTTAATGAATTCAGAAAAAAACATATAAATGATGATATTGAATTCATTAAATTACCGAAAGAATACAAATTATTTTATAATGCTATCGATACAGGTGATGTTAAAACTGTAAAATATTACATTAAAAAAGGGATTAATGTTGAATATACACAATTTGGTGTTTTGCCGGCTATTTTTAGAGCTGTTAAAAAATACGATCTTGATATTATTGATTTACTAATTAACAAATCGAATATAAAATTAAATGAAGCATTTCATCAATATAATAAAGAGGGTATTTGTGTATGTATTCCATTAATTGATTATATAGTTAATTTACTTGACAATGAAGAAATTGAAATATTCCTTAAACACGGTTTGAAAACAAATACGATTATTAATAAAGAAAGATATACAGTATTAAATAGTATTATTTCTACACCATATGGTGATCCCAGTATTATTGAATTATTATTGAAATATGATGCAAATGCAAATCATATGATTGAATTTAATGATATTATTATAACTACATTACATCAATGTGTTTTTTCTAATAATTATGACATTTTTGGCATTATACTTATATTATTAGAAAATGATGCTAATCCACTAATTGAAAATGAATATGGAAATAATGTATTAGATACTGTTAAAGATATGAATGAATATCAACAAATAACTAATCTTATTCAAGTATTTGTTGATAAATTTAAATATTCTTCAAGGTGGTATGTTAATGAACGTTATAAACCATACAAATGTATTGATAGTTTAATGATGCTTTCTTATAAAGCCAATAAATTTGTTGGTCTTTCTGAGTGTGAGCTTAAAGAAAATATACGCGAAAAATTAAAATACGAGTATATGTTGAAATTACTCAGAAATAGAAAACGAATTCAGAAATCTTTTGAATATAATATGTGTGAAGTAACAAGCTATTTTTCATCACAAAATAAAGAAAATAATTCACAATTTTTTGAAAAAAGTAAAAAAATAGCTTTATTATGTATAAAATTTAATTACCCAGATCCAATGAATTGTTTAATATATGATTTTTATGTAAATTTACAAATAGATATTTTAATAGACCTTGTTGAGGATGCATATAAAAGAAAAAGAAAATATGTACTTATAGAATTATTCGAATTTCTTGATAAAACATATGTAAATTATATCGAAGATATGAATAATATTTCTATTGAAGAAAAAGATAGAGTAATTTCAAATTATATACTTGGAAATTGAGTATCCTTGTAAAAAATCATCAACAATCTCTTTGATTTGATAAAATTCTTTGTATGAAATTCTCAATAATTTTATACCATTTTTAATACAATAATTATTTTTAATAGTATCTCTTTTTTGTGTCTCTTTTAAGGTTTTATCACCACCAAAAAAATCTGATGATTCAAAATGCTGACGTCCATCAAATTCAATAGCAAACTTTTCTTGATTAATTTCCCAATAAAAATCAATTCTTAGTGGTTTTTTGTAACACAATCCTGGTAAAGATTTATTTTGTGTAAAATGTATACCATTTTTTCTCAATACATTTGCTACTTTTGTTTCACCCTTACTATCAAAATGTAATGGACAACCTTGTCCTCTTAAATGACATTCAGGAGTCTGTTTAAAGGGTCCATGTTCGTCACATTCAATATATACTGGAGTTTTATTATTTTTATAAACAACAAATTCATAATTATATCTTGACTCATGTAAATCTGTTGCTTCTACAATAAATTGTTCAAGAGTTTTAGTTCTTGCAATAATTGAAGAAATAATTCCACATTTTTGACATCCTTGTTTTCTGTTACTACCAGTATGAAGTCGTGGAGTAATTTCAAATTTTCCATGAATATCACATATAATTGTGACTTTTGTACCAGCATTTTTATAATTGACCAAAGAATAATTGTATAAGTCGCCATGTATTTTTTGTGCTTGTGTAATAAAATTTATTGTACTTTTTGTACGTTTTTTACCACTTATTTCACGTGAACATTTATCACAACCAGCTTTTTCATTAATATGATTTTTCGGTAATTGCAAAAAAGGTCCGTGTTTATAACATTCAATTGTTACAGGAGTATTATTATTGATATAAACAACAAATTCATAATTATAAGTATTATCATGTATTTTTCTTGCTCTATTAATAAATTCCTGTGTTGTTAATGCTTGCTTTTCTCTTGATTTTTGTGTACGACAATGCTTACATCCTTCCTTTCCTTTTTTATGATCCTTGACTGATTGTGTAAAATCACCATGTTTTCTGCAAGTAATTGGTATTTTAGTTCTATTATTTTTATAACCTTCAAATTGTAGAGTTTTTGTGTAATCATATTTATTACTGTGAACAATTTTACATTCTTCAATTATTTTAGAAATTGTTAATTTAGGAGCCATTTTAATTTAATTTATTTTTAATTATTTAATCAATTTCCATTTTATGGACATAGAGACCCTCTAAACAATTATTAATGCGATTTTTTCTTTAAATTGTGTTTGATTTTCTAAAATTTTTTATCTCACCTAAGTATATAACCAACAAAAATGCCAGGTGGTCTAATTCAACTTGTTGCCGTAAACTAAAAGGACTCTTGCGGCTAAGAGGTATCTGCTGGAACTGCGACATGCTAGGTTCCAGATAAACAGTAAACACATGTCAATCATCAAATAAGATGATTTTGTTATACCTAGTAGATTATCGTTTAAGCTAAAATAATGATAAATCTGCAAGATCTTCAAATTGCGGGAAAGCCCTAAAGTATTGTTCACTAAGCTAATATGGGAAACCTATTGGTGGCCAGGTTAATAGCCTCGGGTAGTGTATTTAACGTGTAATAAAAATTACACTAACACCAATCGAAAAACATAAGTTTCGATTGCAGTAAAAGTAACAATAATGAAAAATCGAACCTTTAAAATTAAGTCGATTTGGAAATGGGTAATCCGCAGCCAAGCTCCTAAAAATGTCATTGTAAATGACATTCATGGAGAAGGTTCATCGACTGGATGGAGATCGGTAATTCAAAATATATAGTTTTGAATGCTTAAGGTACAGTCAGTCCTGCCCGAAAGGGGTGCTAAGTGTAGGAAGTAGCGTTTCGAACTTAGCTTAATAGGTTGCTAATTTGTGAATAATTAGCAAATGCGGAGTCCAGGATGAGAAGCTTACTCGTGATCCCGAAATCACTTTCTTCAAATCCGTCTATGATCCATATGTAAACTTTGCTATGGAGTCAATTGAAAATACTTTCCAAGGTGTATGTGACTTTGGTCGTAAAGTTCAAGTAGATATTCAACGTAATGGTGATCTCGTAACCAAGATGACTCTTGAAGTCGATGTTCCCGAACTCGTTGATGCTACTGGAACTGGTGTTGCTGGTGTTTCATGGGCACCTACCCTTGGACATACTCTTGTTCGTCAAGTTTGTGTCAACATTGGAGGAACTGATATTGATCGTCATTATGGTATTTGGTGGGATGCATGGACTGAACTCACTCTTCCTACTGGAAAGCGTGTCGGTTACAACCTTATGATTGGACAACAAAATGTTCAACCAGTTGTTGGTCTTCCTAATGGTGGACCGGGATCTCCCACTCCCCAAATTACCGCTGTTACCCTTCGTACTGTCGGTAACCAAACTTGCAAGAACAGCATGGCTCCCCTTGATCCTACTGTCAAGCTTGGTCACCCTGCTCAACGTTTGTACATTCCTCTTCGTTTCTGGTTCAATGAGAACTGGGGTCTTGCTCTTCCTCTTATTGCACTTCAATTCCATCAAGTTCGTGTTCAATATGAGTTCCGCTCATTCAATGAATGTGTTGTCTTGTGTCCTTGTGATATCAATGCTGGAGATACTGCTCCTTCCATTGGTCCCGGAGGTGCTGGAACTATCAGTCCCTTGAACCTTGATAACTGTGTTCTCTGGGTAGATTACATCTATCTTGACAATGATGCTCGTCAACATTATGCTCAAAACCCTCACGAGTACCTCATCAAGCAATTGCAATACAATCAAGGTGATGGTGTTACCACTTTCACTCCTCGTGTTCGCTTGAACTTCAATCATCCTACTTCTGAACTTGTTTTGTGGTTCCAAGAGGATGATGCTGTTAACCGTGGTACTTCACCTAACTGTCCTGGTGGAGCCATTTATGGTGGAAACCAATGGAATTTCTATGCTGTCTTCGATGCTGCTACTGGTCCTCTTCTTGATCCCTCTGAATTCGGAACTAACCCTGTTGCTGACATGAAGCTTCAAATGAACGGACAAGATCGTTTCGCTGCTCGTACTGGTGATTACTTCAATCTTGTTCAACCTTATTACCATCACTCCAATGTTCCTGTATTGTCTCCTGACGGTCTCGATACTCGTTCTCGTGGTCTTTTGGTATACTCTTTCGCTCTTGATCCTGAAGAGCAACAACCCCAAGGTACTGCTAATTTCTCCAGAATTGATACTTCCCAAATTGTTGCTACTCTTCGTAACATTGGTGCTGGTAATGATGGACGTTGTCACTGCTTTGCTGTCAACTACAATTTCTTCCGTGTTGCGGGAGGTATGGGAGGCCTTGCTTTTGCCGCCTAGAACTTCTTCCGGGTAGCGGGAAAATATATGATGCAAAAAAAAATAATAATTATAAAATTTATTTTTTACTTAAGTGCATTGAACGTAGAGTTTATTGCAATTTTTTCCATTTTATCCAAAAATTCATCATAAGGACATACATGCTTCATGTAATTACAAGCTGAACAAGCAGATACACAATTTTCCTCACAATATCCTAATTCTTTTGAACTGATCTTTCTATCAACACCATTTCTATGTGTTTCTGAATTCTTTTTACCACAGTAATGACATGGTTGACTCACAATATTATTAAATTGTTCTTCAGTTAATACAAATCTTTTTCCATAATGTTTTGCATTATTTTTATATTTTTTATAGGATTCAGATTTTGTATCAGGAAAATATTCCCAATATTGCCACTGATATTTATGAGGATTTCTATATGAAACTATATGTCTTGCACGTCTAATAAATTGTTTAGTCTTCCCACTTCCCTTTCCATAATTACAAGATGTACATGCCGGTACAACATTTCCACAAACAAATCCTTTATTGTGTTTATATGCATCAATACCACTAATACTCTTTTTTGTAGGTTCATATGTACAATAGAAACAATCTGAAGTCACAATATCAAATGCTTCTTCATTAGATAATTCATAAGGAAAACCATTATCTTTTGCATATTCCTTAGTTTGATAAATTTTGGCATTAGGTTCAGCTCCTTGATGACGTTCTCCCCTTCTATTTTCTTCAGCATTATTTCTATTCTTATAACATTTGTCAACACAATACAAAATTCTTACACCGTTGTCTGTGATAAAATGATCCTTAATTTTACCAACAAATTTACAATCATTACATATATCAATAGTTTTATCATTATTTTTGATTCTAAATTCTTCAATAATCTTTATATTCTCTTGATATGTTTCTCTATCATGTTGATTCTTAGCTTCTTTGTCTCTAATATTTGTTTCATAATATTTATCATTGTGTCTACATCTATCACATCGCAATACTATATCTCCTTTTTTATTTTCAAACATAACAATGTTATATGTCTTAAAACACTTATCACATATATCTATATTATTATTTTTATTATTTTTTTTGAATTCATTATATTTTTTACGTTTATTCTCATTTTTTTTAGCGTTTCTTTCTTTTTCAAATATTTTCTGACATAGATCACATCTGACTTTGTTAATAGTAAATAATTTTATTGGTTTTATTTCCCCACATATTCCCTGACATTGAATTGGTTTATTTTTATTATTTTCAGTAATAACAGGATTTCCTCTACAATCATCACATTTTTTTGTAACACCATCAAATCCTATAAACTTATCTGCTTTTTTGATACGGAAGCAATTTTTACCTTGACACATTTTTATTCCATTATTTTCATATCGCTTATTAAATGCTAATGCTCTACTTTGAGCTACTTTATCATTTAAAGGTCTATAATTAATAGGTCTTTTTCTTGTACTCATTTTGGATCCACAATCCTTGCAAATAGTTTTTTTAAATTCACATTTAAATTGATTAAACTCTTTCCACAAGTT